GAATTTTTCCTCCACTTTTCCTTGGATGAGTTTCTCCCCCTGGTGTGGATACCTTTTGCTGGCCTCTTAGAGGCTTTCTGTGCCGTTTGTGTGGGTAGGTTGGTAGGGTAGCCTACCTTGTGCTGTGTGAAGCCCTTCTAGGGCCTTTTAGAGGAGATTGTGATGGAAGTGTCAGAGGCGTTGAAGGTTGATCTTCGGCAGTGGGTGTTGCAGAAGATTCGGCAAGGGTTTATGGTGGAGCAGATATCTCTTGTGCTTGCCCATCAGAAGGTGGAGTTGATGCAAGCGGATGAGTATCTGACAGCGATTAAAGACCAAGAGAGGAGGCCGTAATGGCGTATGAGATGAAAGCAGGGCAGGGTTCTGCCTTCCCCAATGAGAGCAAGACCGAGGACTGGCACGCAGATTATCGTGGTCGGATTATGTTGCCTGATGGCAAGACGCATTGGATTGATGTGTCGATGAAGACCTCCAAGGATGGCAAGAAGTATGTTGCCCTCAAGGTCGGCAAAGAGGTGCAGGCACCGCAGCCGGTCTACTCTGCCGCACACAAGCCCTTTACAGACCAAAGACAAGGACTCGACAGTGACATACCTTTCTGAGGAAGAGATGGACAAGGCAGATGCCTGGGCCGACAAGGACCTGACCGAGTATTGGTCCTACCCGGAGATTGGTGAGGATAGGGAGGTTGAGAACGATGATTAAACCTATGCCCGGTGGCGTTATCCTTGCCCACACAAACCCGCCAGTCCAGATCAAAGGGGAGATGTCCCTGCGAGACTACTTTGCCGCCAAAGCATTGTTGGGGTTTCTTTCCTACAACGGGGGCAACTCCTTGAAGGACCATCAACTTGCCGAGGCATCTTATGACATGGCAGACGAAATGTTGAAAGCTCGAAATGCCAAGAAGTCCTAGACTGGCCAATCAGATTCCATCCCTAAAAAACTGGGGTGGGGTGCGGTCAGTGCAGAGGCGATTGGAGCGGTCTGCCACCATCGTGGAGAACCGGGAGGCGGTTGCCTACTCGCTTCTCTGCATGGCCAATACCAAGATCACCGATGTGCTGACCTGGGACGAGGAGGGCAATGTCAAGGTCAAGGCCGCCAGCCAAATACCTGACCACGCCCTGCAAGCCATCAAGAACATCCGGGTGACCAGGGGCAAGGACGGGGCGCAGACCCTGGAAGTGGAGCTATACGACAAGATCGGGGTCCTCAGACTACTGGCCAAGGCCAGTGGCCTACTGGACAACCCCGACGATGGGGAAGATAAACCCAGCGTGATCGGTATCAACATCCAGGCCCCGGAGGATGTAGAAGTCAAGGGTTAAGTTGTATATACAAAATGATGGGAAGAACGCATAAGCGTGAGGATTTATTCACAAATCGTGTCAACCCAGTAAAGAATCTTGTCAAGCGTGAGGAGAAGAACGCATGAACCTAGACAAAATGAACAAATTTGTTAACTTTGCAAGGATGAAGACTGCCCTGCTGATGGCCCTGTCTGCCTCGGTGGCCAGCGTTGTCAGCGTCTGGATCACTGTCGGGGTTGTAACCCCCAGCGTTACACAGATCACTGCCGCCTACGAGCTTGGCCGCAAGGATGTCTTGAAGCTGCGCCCAGTGAGCTGGGACCTGGAGATGGCCTGTGCCGCCCTCTGGGTGCAGAAAACCCCGGTGCTGATGAATGAGTAGCTGGCTCATAGCCCTGGTCGGGATGATCTACGCAGTGGTGGCCGCTGACCTATACCGCCAGGGCAAGGGTGACCTGGCCCTCATGTTCGTCGGCTACGCCATTGCGCAGGCCGGTGTCTGGATGGCGGCCACCAAATGATTCAAGTCTTCATTGGCTGGGACCGCAGAGAGCATATTGCCTGGGAGGTCTGCAAGTTCTCCATCTTGAGGCGCACCAACCCGGCAGAAGTTTCTGTCTGCCCAATCATCCAAGAAGAGATGCGAGAGTTGCAGCTCTATACCCGAGAGAAAGACCTAAAGGCATCCACAGACTTTAGTTTGACCAGATTCTTGACCCCGGTCTTGGCTGGCTATAACGGGTTTGCCATCTTCGTTGACTGCGATTTTCTCTTCCTTGCAGACATTAGAGAGGTCTTCCAAAGTATTGACCCAGAAAAAGCAGTCTCGGTGGTGCAACATGACTACCAACCCACAGAAGAAGTGAAAATGGATGGTTGCATCCAGCACCCCTACCCTCGCAAAAACTGGTCTTCATTCATGGTTTTTAACTGCCACCACCCGGCTGTGCGCAATCTCACCCCCAGGGTGGTCAACACAGCAGAACCAAGCTATCTGCACCGATTGCAATGGCTTGATGACTCGGAGATTGGTAGCCTAGATATTGGCTGGAATTACCTAGAAGGTTGGTATCCACCCGCTTACGACAAACTCAAAGCGATTCACTACACCCTGGGTGGGCCATGGTTTGCCCACAAGAAGGATTGCGACTTTGCAGACTTCTGGCTACAAGAAAAGGAAGCCATGAATGCCCAGAACTAAAGAGCAATCCACCAAAGAACTCGCTGGCGGTCTAAACCTAGACTTCCGCTCCAGCCCGGTGGTCTACGACTTCCTGAGTTCCAACGCATTCGTCAGGGGCATCATGGGGCCGGTAGGCTCGGGCAAGTCCTATGCCTGCGCTGCCGAGGTGATGATGCGTGCAGTCAAGCAGAAACCTAGCCCAGTCGATGGCATCCGATATAGCCGTTTTGCGATAGTGCGAAATAGCTACCCCATGCTAAAAACCACCACGATCAAGACATGGATTGATCTGTTTCCAGAGGCCACCTTTGGCCCGATGCTGTGGACCCCACCTATCACCCACCATATTCGGCTGCCCTCCCGCGGTGATGCCGCGGGAATCGACTGTGAGGTCATATTCCTAGCCCTAGACCAACCCAAGGATGTTAGAAAGCTTCTGTCCCTGGAGCTAACAGGTGCCTGGGTCAACGAGGCCCGAGAGCTGCCAAAAGCGGTTATCGATGGCCTCACGCATAGGGTGGGGCGATATCCCACCAAGCGTGATGGCGGGGCATCCTGGCACGGCATCTGGATGGATACTAATCCAATGGATGACGATCACTGGTGGTTCCGCATGGCCGAGAAGGAGAAGATGACCGGGCCTTATGCCTGGAAGTTCTTCAAGCAACCAGGCGGCATGGCAGAGGTCGATCCTGCCGACCTACCCGAAAACCCAGAGGCCAACGACCATGTCTTCTCTGCTGGCAAGTGGTGGAAGCTCAACCCCAAGGCCGAGAACATTGGCAACCTCCCCTCCGGGTACTACCAGCAGATGCTGCTGGGCAAGAACCTCGACTGGATCAGATGCTATGCCGGTGGCCTCTACACCTATGTGCAGGAGGGCAGGCCGGTCTGGCCAGAGTACGACGATGCCCTGATGTCCGGGGATGTTGACTACGACCCCCAGCTCCCCATCCAGGTTGGCCTCGACTTCGGTCTGACCCCTGCGGCCGTCGTTGGCCAAAGATATCCCAATGGCCGCTGGGTCATCCTGCATGAGATCGTCACCTTCGATATGGGCCTCGAGCGGTTCGGTCAGCAACTGCTTGCAGAGCTAAATGCCAAATACCCCACCGCCCAGGTGATGCTATGGGGTGACCCTGCCGGTATGGCCAGGGATGCGATATACGAGGTCACCGCATTCGACCATCTGCGCACCCTAGGGCTACGGGCACAGCCAACCTACAGCAATGACTTCAAGGTCAGGCGAGAGGCGGCCGCCATGCCCATGCAGAGACTCATCAACGGCAAGCCGGGTCTGATCGTTAGCCGGGATTGCAAGATGCTACGCAAGAGTCTAGGTGGTGGATATCACTTCAAGCGGGTGGCCATCGGTGCCGGCCAGGAGCGGTTCCGGGATGCCCCCAACAAGAACGAGCATTCGCACATTGGTGATGCCTTTGGCTACCTACTGCTGGGCGGTGGTGAGCATAAACGGATGACTAGGAGCGGGTTGCAGGCATCAGGCACATTCATGGCACCCACAGTGGCCACAGCGGAGTTCGATGTATTTTCAATTCGTTGAACAGTTAAACCAGCGGTGCAAAGTCCAAGGGGCATTCTTTATGCCCTTCTCACCTGTACATACAAAAAGCATCAGCATTAGCCAGCCAGAGATTGTGGCGGCCAGTAAGTACATAGATATCGCTGATGCTGTGGCG